ACAGGTTTCCAGTGATAGCAGTCAGGACCACCATATATTTTTTCGGTTATGTCCATAAGTTAAGCCCATACTAAAGAGAATAGTACGTAATCTTGTTCTTTTTTAAAGTACCATTCTGTGTGCCATTGTAAATCAATTAGGTGCGCAATATCCATGCCTAGTTTATACCAATTTTCACCAAAAGGACCTATGTTGTCAATGCACCAAACTTCTGCAAGATGCCAATCTGGGTTAACTATTGATATGTGATATTTCCACTCTGAACCTAAACTCACGACCACCTCAAGATAAACCACTCACGATCTTTTTCTTCTCTAAACCAAAATCGTGCATTATTTACATACCAACGCATATTAGGAGTCCATACACCATCAGGCGCAGTAGGCCCAAATGTGTTAGTTACCCAACCAATCATATCTTCCCAAATACTATAATCGCCATAGGTAGGTCGCCCATTAACTTGAACGATATAGTATGTGTTTCCATATACATCACCTTCTTCGCAATTTAATATTGGTTTCATAATACTAGTAGTGCATGTATAGCATCACGTTCACTATAAAAGTTAATTTCTAAAAAATCTTCACAAAAGGTAGTAATGTATTTGCCACCAGGCAATCCAAATATTTCTACTAGTTGAATACATTTTTCATCCCATGCACTAAGTGTGTCTCCGTTTTTCCAATGTATTTTTACGGGATATGTCATGACCAACGTAACATAAAGTAGGTATATTTTTTAGAGTCTATGAATCTTATTGAATGTCCACTATCACAAATTTCTGCACCGTATTCTTTGAATAACCAATCACCTAATGTTGATATAGGTTTTAAATCAGATTCACCCCAATGTATGTTCTCATAATAGTAGTCAACTAAATTGGACCAATACCTGTCTTTACTTACTGTTATCATGCTCGTATGTTAAGTTAAAAATAATTAAATCTATCTCGTTTTTAAAATATATTTCAAGGATTGTTTTACTTGTATCACCTGGTTCAAAACGAATGAATGAGTAATAAAAATTATACTTATTCTTAATAAGTGTATCTATAAACTCATCAGAATTTTCAACATAACGGAAAGTAGTTTTGCATTCCATTACACGTTTCTATCAAAACTACCAAACCTATGATTGTATGCATCAAGTCTTCCAGCAGCGTCATAAACTGTTACCGAATATGTTTGAACTACTCTAGTGTTATTGCCAGTTGGGTATGCGCTTTCTGTCACAACTGTGTGTTTATAATGTGTGCCTTCAATAGCAGGGATAGATGTTACTTTAAACACATCCTGAAATATATGAATTGGAAATGGATAAGGTGTTGTAATCATCTTCCGTATTTTCGTATATGATGCCAAAGTTTGTACTCTTTTTTAGTTCCGGGGTCTCCACCTATATTTAATCTCAGACTAGCTGGTACTCCTTTTACATTTGCCTCAACAAAATTTGCAATTTTACTGCTTGTAGTAACAATTAGACAGTCTCCTGCTTCATTGCAAACGACATATTGCCTCATACCATCAAATTCCCTAATAATTAACATTATACATAAAGACTCCTAGAGTATTTATGTCATTTTTCCAAAGTTGCCCAAACGTATTCTTTTTCAGTCATGCAAGCGGTTGGATAAATGTACCCTCTAGCAACAGCCATTGTTAATATGTCTTGATATTCTTTTGGACATTTCTCGCTGACGTTAAGACTTGCTCTTGGGATAATCTTATATCCATCACTCATCCACCAAATTTTATCTTCTTGGTCAAAATGAATATATGTTTGTGCAGGTGAAACGTATTTGATGGTCATTTTTTCAACTCGTCAAGTACCAATTTTTTAGCACGTTCATTTAATATAATTTCTTCCGCTGTTGCTATTTCTTTGGCGTGATTATGTATCCATTCTAGTATTTCTTGTTTACCTTCTTCAGTAAAATAGCAATACTCTTTACCAATAGAACTAAATCTGTATAGTCTAGGATTCTTAGTTATTTCAACTAAGCCACCATATAAACTATCCTTTAGTGTTTCTCTGCGCATGTAATTATACCTTAGTTTGAGTTTACTAAGCCACCTGTGTATGGTGCATTTAACCATTTTGCGTAAGCCTCCGCTTGTTCACTAATTTTAGTAAGTTCATACTTACCACAGAATTTTAGAAAGTGCGCACCAACTTGTGAGGTTGTAGTAGTGCGGACACTATTGCGAATAGCCTCATCTACTTTGTCTTTGATTTCCTGAGGTTGTGCATTGAGGTCAATCAGTGTACGATTACGTTCATAATCATCCTTAACACGATGCTCAACACCTTCATGATCAGTCCAACGTTGTAACATCATATTGTTCCAAGCAAATCCCTGCTTGTTACGATCCTCATATGCTTCGATAAGACCAACTTTATTTTTACTACCCTTTGTGCGGACACCAGGATATGCACTGAACACATTGTCAGTAGCATCACCACGCATAACCTTTTCGAATAAGATAAACTGTGGATCACCTAACAATTTAGGCTCCTTAGTTTTTTTGTCTACAACTTGACGCCCCTTATCGTCAAAGAATCCTTGGGGGGTAATGAGTTGATTGGTGACTCCGTTATATTGGTGGACACGATCAGATATAAGCTGGTAATAATCAGTGTCGCTAGAAATAATGTATATTTGATCATTTGGATGTAAGTTAATAAAACGTGCGATAATATCGTCTGCTTCTGCATTCTCATGCCGAATAACAGACACGTTGGTTTTTTCTTTGAGGTATGTAGTAAACTTTTCATATGTATCCCAAAAAAGTTCGTTCTCCTCGGCTTCTGCTTCAGTCATTGCTTGTTGCGCTACTGCACGATTTGCTTTATAAGGCTTGTAAAAATCCTTCCTAAAGCTCCTGCCTTCCAGTGCAAACACTGTGTGGTCAATACCAAACTTACGTGCTATTTGATTTACACTTGCAAGTGACAAGTGTAGTGCCATCCCAATCTTCCCCCACGTATCCGTATTTCGGCTTGCAATATGCCGGGCACGAAAAAATGTATTTGCAGTATCTATGAGAGCGTATTTCATTTTTTATAATAAAAGTTGTCAGTGTGTATATAATAACACAAAACGGATTTATTGTCAACTAAATTCAAAACATTCCATTGCTGATTTTAAAATTTTAGATTTAGTAAATGCGTGATTTCTCAAAGTAGGATCATCACTTCTGTTGCCTATTGGCAATTTATTTACATTATCGTTTTTGTATTGTTGAACTAATACAGCCTCAAAATATTCACCTTTAAATTTTTTCCCATCGTCATTATCTTCAAAATAGCACCAATTGCTGTGGATGTTGGTTATGTTCCAAATTTTTACATATAAATTTTCTTTTAAAATTTGCAATCTATTTTCTTGAGAAAAATACTGTAAATTATCAAAAAAATCTTCTCCATTAGTGCTATCAGGAAGCCAACCATAATTTGCTTTATAAAATCCAGTTAGTCTATTAGGCACACCAAATTGATGTTCCCACCCTGGACAATGTGATAATTGCCTCACTAGTCTTTCACCAAAAACATTGTGATTAATTCTTTCTTCTTTAGGATAGGAATAACCAAATTTTATAGGCTTATCTTTATAGTATATACCATACACACATCCATAAATTTTTGCTTTTTTAAACCAACTATATATTTCCCGAGGTCTTTCTAAAGCTCGTACAGGTAATATGTATGTAGGCGCGTATAAATCAACTAATTCAAAATCTTGTTCGTAACTATTCATTACCCTATCTCCGTTCTTCCGTCATCTAACTTTTTTCTATGTATTTGATACCTTACATCTCTTTGTGCAGGATCGGCCTGTTGCTGTTCAAACAACTCTAAAGCTATATTTCTGGAAATCGTCTGATACCATCTATCTACTATAACTTCATCTGTATCATCATTGCGTAATTTATATCCCGCACGTATCAAGTTTAACACAAACTTATCATTGTAGTCTAATTCAAAATATCCGTTATTAACATCATTTGGATCAAGTTCTATTTTTGTAATTGCAACGTATGGTTCATTGTTAGCAGTAGCCTTTTCTTTTTCTGTTAATTCTTTTACTTTTGGTTTTTGAACCTTAGGCATTTTAGGTGGTTCTGCCTTCGGTTCAGGCTGTTTCGCAAAGAATTTCTTTATTTTGTCTAACATTTTTACTTTCCTCAAATAATACTAAGCTTGCTAGATTCTTAGCCTTGCTTTCGCACATTATATCAAATGTATCATTAAAACTCAATGCCCATTCATTGCAAGCACGATTCCAATAATAGTCGCTGTGCGCACGTAGTTTTTGTTTATTGTGTCCTACTTCCATAAGAGATTGAAGATCAGGCTTAATATTGGCATCGTGACCCACAAGAATATCTTCGCGGCTAACGCTGTAATGCATAGTAGGCCTAACACCTCGCCAACTGTCCACCACCATTTGTACTCTAATATCTTTTGGCGAAATGTACTCTCCATTGCTTTTGATCCAATGGTGATGAATGTCCAACACAGTAGGACAGATATCGCTAAGACTAAGGCAGTCGTCAAGTCCATAACTTATTTCTTCGTTCTCCACAGTGATGCAATTCCTAGCTTCTGGGCTGAGGCGTTGGTATGCTTCACGGAATCCTTCTGGACCTTTGCGACCTGCAATGTGAACGTTGATTTTGCAGTCTTGGAACTGTTTGCCGTAGCCCATGTAATTGGCCATTGTTGCATGATATTCAAACTCCTCAATAGATTTATTTACTACCTCAGGACGATCACTCGCAAGAACTACAAATTGGTCAGGGTGAAAACTAATACGTACATCATTAGCACGTGCAGTCTCACCTAGTGGTGCGAACCAATGTTGTAAACTATTTTGTACATCAGTTGATTGCCAAAAGCCTTGCCAATCGTCAACTGTATAGAAACTTAGCATGTCACTAGTAATACGCAACATACGTAATTCGTTGGGAAGTGTAGCTACCTTTTTAATAAGTGCATGGGTATTCATAATGTTGCGCTTTGCAACATCAAGAACCTTTTCTTCTGCTACTCTACGACTTTGACGATTAGCCCATGCCATAGTAGTACCACCAGTATTGAGTCCTTCAGTACTAGCAATCTCACCTTTCTTGTTAATCTCTGCCCATTTGCAAGCAAAGCCGATACGTTTAATATTTTGATTGAATGTCATTGTTTTAGCATTTGAATAATTTTATTTGGATCCATAACTTCATGGGGCAGTTTAACACATTTCTCAGTTACTTCATACTCTACAATTTCCCAGTCAGTCATATCCTGACCTGTGTGATATTCTCTTGCGGTATTCATTGTGAGCATACTACGTAGTTGCCCTAGACTAGTCCAGGTTTTCCCAACTTTACTCCAAACACCATAGACACCGCCCTTATGATAAAGACCAGTGTTCTTGTTGCGAATTTTATAATAGATCATAAAAATTTAAGTGCAATATAAACTTCGTGTTCAGGATCGGTTTCTAATATCCAACCTGCGCTAGTTTGTTTAAAATGCCATTCGTCACTACCAAATGCATTGTGAAAATAATATTGTCTAGGTGATATTTTTTTATTACAGTAATGATGAACCACACTTAATTTGTTGTATGGTATCGTTATCATTATTGAAACTCAAAAAAATCATCAAAAATATTTGTTGCTATATTGACAACAGGTACATAATCTTGTTCTTTTGACAAAATAGTGTGGCTATCAGTATATAAGACTGTAGCATACTTTGCTTTATTTGTCAACACACTTCGTACATCATCAATGCAAATAGTATTCCTACCCAAATCTTGTATAAAATCTGCATAAACCACGGTATCGTAGGAAAGGATTTTTGCGGTATTGCTGTTACTTTGTTTGGGTGTAAATGCCTCAAAGCAAAGATTCCATTTGTCAAATATTTGTGATTCTTGTATTTGTGCCTGCTGTAATGCAGCACCTTCATACCAACGACATGCTTCAACAGAATAGTTATACATGTCTAATACGTCTTTAGCCATGTTTTGTTTTGTAGTTTTGTAAAAATAATCGCTGTCAAAGTTATTTGTCCAACGCTGATTTTCTAATACAAATGTAGGCAACTGAATATGCTGTTCATAGAAAGCCATACCATAACTCTCTACAGTGCTAGGATTAAATGCAATACGGCAGCTAGTAATGAAGTCAACTTTTTCTTGACCAATGATGCTAACTTTTATTTGAAAGTCAACACCTAATTTTTTTAATCTTTCTTCAAACTTCTTAGCACCATTTGCATTAGTCATTACACGTGCAGGAAGTTTAGTTTCTTCAATAAGCTTTAAATAGAGTTCTGGGTTCTTACCTTCTTCCCAACGACCAATGAACAACACTCCTTCACGGTCTTTGTGATGTTCTTTTAGTAGATCAGGCTCAGTAATGGGAATGGGTAGATGCCAAGCACCATTGTCAATTTCAATTTGATTGAATTTACTTTGTGTGCCTATAAAAATATCAGACATTTCTAATTGCTTGCGCATCATTTCATTGACGCTATTAAGAAATGGATTATGCAATGTATTAGGAAAGATTTGACTTTCCAAATGTGTGTATGCAATAATTTGTATTACATCTTCAAGACCCATTGTGCTGGCTACCTGAACACTCTCGTAAGTGTTACAAATAAATGCATCGTACAAATTAGTTGTTAGCGCACGAATAATTGAGTTACGAAAGTTAGCCATTCGTTCATAGCAATAACTATCGCCATACATAAAAATAGCACTGTGGTTTGCATAGCCATATGATTCCTCAGGGTAGATAATATTAGTGTTTAGTGATTTAATAAAGATACTGTCTTGTGGTTTCTTATCAGTGATAATGTCTACCTTAACACCGTTTTCTTCCATAAGTCTGATGAAACTTTTCGTAAACTGCCCAATACCACCATGCGGTACTAGCGTTTGATAACTTACTAAAAATCCAATTCGTTTCTTATATGTTTTCATTGTTTAATTAAATATAAAAGGTGTTCGTCAGTATTGCGCCAGCGAACCTGAATCGGTTCTGGATAATCATTCATTGTTGCTACGCCTCTATATGCATAACACAACCAAATAAATTTGTTTGATAATTCGCAACGGTGTGGTAACCATGCAAACTGCCATGACCAAATTGCATTATCATGAAAGTATGCATATGGATCCCATGGAACTTTTGGACCTCCCCACATCTTTATGTTCCCCATTCGTTTTTAAAAAGTGGTACTTGCAATCTATCACTATAACGCAAACCGTGTTTCATTGCAAGTTCTGCGACGGTTCTGTTGTTTAATGTATACACACTTTCAACACCACCGACTGGCATCAAGTATACATGACCACTGAAGCCTTCTTTCTTATATAAATCAATAACTTCCATTGCCTCATCCACATCATCTTTTGTAGCAACAACAAATTTTAGATATGTGTGACCCAAATCTTCATACTCTCTGACGATATCTGGGCGAATAGCTTCTTCTCTAAGTTCACCACTAACACTTAATTTTGGGCTAACGCTGAATGTTAGATTATGATAACCTTTTTTATGTGTCCATTTATATAAGAACAGTTTAAAATCTGGTTGTAGTTTTTGCGTCCCGTTAGTTTCAAATGTGATATCTTTACATTTTTTCATTCTGGGATTATCCAACAATTCAGGATACGCACGTTGCCAACCCAACAGTGGTTCGCCACCAGTGATAACTAAGTGCTCATCACGCCATTCTTTAAATGGTAACGAACCCATTATTGCTTCAACTATCACATCTATGTCGTACATTGTACTAAGGTCTTTGAATCCAGAGTGCCAGCTTGCATAGCTATCACATCCTGTATTTACCAATGGCAAATCTTGATAAGTTTTATAAAGGGTATTATGACTACGTGATTGTGCGTAAGCAATGTTATTAGCTTCTAGGCTTACTTCACCCTTAGGCATACCAAAACCCGCACATTTAAAGTTGCAACCAAATGTGCGGAGAAAGATGCTTGGTACACCCATAAATCTACCTTCACCTTGTATGCTATAAAATAATTCTGCTATTTTAATTTTACTCATAGATTTTTGACCATATTTTAAGTTTGTCTTTTTTGTTTTGCTTGTAAGTATCAAGTCTAGATTGTTCTAATATACCTTGTTCTAGTAAAATATCAACTAGTGCTAGTATATCCCCTATTTCCATCTCTAGCATTGCTCTATGTGTATGTTGCATGTCTGATTTATAATGTGCGGTGTCTAAGCCGAATCTACGAACCTTACTTACTTCTACAATAACCTCTGCACATTCTTCTTGTAGTATACCCAATGCTTCTTCAGTTTTTGAATTCATGGTTCCTCACCAAAATGTTTTAATATTGCAACTGCGTAGTGTG